TCACTCTTTAGCTTTGTTGATATTGATCGCCAGGAACTCCAGGACCTTGTAGGCCTTGGCTACCAGGTTGTCATCCGTGGGCGTTGGGGTAAACGCGCAAATTGCAGACGCTGCCGCGACGATCGCGGTGGCTGCGTTGATGAGGTCTATTAGTTGATCGATCATTTCTTCTTGCCTCCCTTTTTCTTCTTGGATTTATTCTTCCTGGCCTTCGCTGCTGCTTTGTAGCCTTCCTTGGTATACGGGAAGTGCTTGTTACCTACTCTTGGCATGATTCCTCCAGGCCTATGATGATGCTTAGAATTTCCTCGAGCTCTTCTTCACTCATACGCTATCTCCTCCGGTATCTCCTCACCTTCAAACAACAAGGTCGCGACGACCCTGCCCCCCGCTCTGTCAATCACGTAACGCCTCGGCTTCTCTGCCTTCGCCTGACGCAGCTCGGTGGCGAGTTGCCGCGTCTCTTTCTTTTCTGCGCGTAGGTCTGATTTGAGATCCCGGATCTCCTTGGTTGATTCTTTGGTCGCCCGCTCCTGCGACTTGAGCACCGCATCGAGGTTCTTCTCGATCACTTGCAGCTTATCCTGGAGCGCCTTGATCTCTTCCTGGTTGGCCTCCTGGGCCGCCTCCAGGGCTTCTTTTTCTGCCTTCGTGGCGTCGATGTCCCGCTTCGCGTCCCCGAGTTCCTGCCGGAGATCCCGATTCGCCCGGTCCAGCTCGATCGCTCGGGCGGTGACCGTGTCGATATCGCGATCGGCCTTATCGATTGCCTTCTGCCGCTCTTCCTCCCTCGTGTCTAGCTCACGAGTGCCGAGTTCTATGATGATGTCGGTGCGACTGACCGGGATTGGCATCATAGAGTGACGAGCCTCAACAAGTCTTCGTTCGACATGCCCCGCATACGCTCCATCGTTATCATGTTGTCGAGCTTCTGGCCGTCTGTTTCTGCCATGACCTTCTCGGTTTCTGCGATGTCTCGCTCGGATAGGGCAACTTCACGCTCCTGCTCATACTGGAACCGGGCAACCTCGAGCTGGAGCTTCTGCTGGTCTAGCTCGATTTTTGCACTCTTCTCCTGGACGGAGATTTGTGTCTTGGTCTGCTCGTTTTCAGCCTTTATCCGTTCAGCCTCCGCGGCGACCATCATGGGGTCGGGCTGGGGCGGCTGCTGCGACTGCTGCTGGACGATCTGCTCCTCCTGCTCAGTGAAGTCCTGCGGCGGGATCGCGCCAGCCTCGAATAACTGGAGCCGCTTCCGGCGGGCGATCTGGTCCATGCCGGGGGCGTTGATGTTCGACGCGATAATGTCACCGCCGAGCTTAATGAAGTCTGGGTCTACCTGGCCGATGCTGACAATGTTCTCAACGGTCTCGTCCTGGCGGTTCTTAAACGCCGGTCCTGCCGAGCAGACGACCTCGTACCTGGAGTCTAAAACCTCATTCTTCACCTCACCACTAGCGTCCTGGTCGTTGATGCTAATCATGGTCCGCTGCGAATCCTCGCCGATGATCCTGATCGTCCGCGGCCCGTCGTATATCTTAGGGATGGACGCAACCAGGATCTGCGCCGTCTTTCTGATCGCTACCTCCTGGGCCGAGAACCACTTGATCGTCCCCGTGTCCGACTTGTCCTGGAGCTTCTGGATCGCCACACCACTCTGCAAGCCTGGGTTGTCGCCCTGGGACGCGGCGAACATGCCCGCGGTCTGGCCCATCATCTGCCGCATTGACTCGGAGACAACACGTAGGCCCTGGTTGACCTGGGCTCCCCCACCCTGGAAGGGTGCCGGTTGCCCGTCCATGTGGTTGTAGAACATAACCGGCGCGATCGAGACATTGAGATCCTGTAGCTCCTCCTCGTGGCCCGCTGCCTGGTCGGTCGTCATCAGGTATTTCTGGCGTGGCGCTAGTGCGCCCTCCTCGATCTCCCTTGAAACCGAGTAGTTGAGGACGCGCTGCTGATCCATCAGCTTCTCGACGATCCCTGAGTAGAGGAGCTTGTTGTCATAAATCTTGTAGTTGCCGAACAACGGCACCAGGGGGATCTGGTTAAAGACCGTCTCCTGGTGATCATCCAGCCACCCCAGGTTGTCAAACTTCCGAACGCACACCTTCTTGATCTTGCGGACCCGCTCGTCAATCTTGTTAACGCCCTGGTCGTTGAGCGCGTCCATGATATCTTTGTACTTATCCATCCGGTTATTGACGATCTGCCCGTTGTCGAACAGGTACAGCCGAACGTCATCCTCTTTGTAGTAGAACAGCTCGCCCACGTTGATGACCTTCTTCTGGTCGGAGTAGGCGATGAAACTCTTATTCTCGGACAGCGACTCACCCGGTCGGTCGTACCGATCCTCGAACTCGTCCGGGGTTATGCCTGACAGCTTAAAGGCGTGCCTCGCATCACCCATGCACCGCGCCTCTGCCGCATGATCAAACCACACCCGATCGACAAAATTATTCAGCGGGACGATAGAGAGATCCTGGTCGAATGTATCCTCGTCCACGTACTCCTGCTGGATCTCCCACCCAGCGATCCCGCACGTAATCATTCCCCGAGCCGCATCGTTATAAATCGCTTCAGCGTCGGAGGCTTGCTCGATCGCCCGAACCAGTGACTGCATCGTCTCCGCGTGGTCCTCGGTCGCGGCATTGGACGCCGGGTCTATTTCGATAGCGAAGTCAGCCCGCTCCACCTCGCCAGCGATCAGGTCAACGATCTGCGAGGTCATGTCGAATTGATAACGGGGCTTCCCGTCATTGTCGTCGTATATGCCCTGCTCCCACTGCCCGCTGGGGCTGGTGACAAATAAATGGCATTGCCGCGCCATGTCTCTCAGGTCTTCGTCCACGTCCTGGGAGGTTCTTAGGAGGTCGAGCACCTCGTTGTGATCTTCATAGTCTGGCATCAGCGCCACCCTGCAAATTTAATAGGTTTAAGTTCTGTTCTTTTAGTTGGCGCGAACCCGATCGACATCATCATGCAGTCGGCCATGTTCGGGCTCGGTATGTGCATCCGCGCCATCTCTGCCTTGGAAGCGATTTGAATCTTCCCAGAGCTGTTCGGCTTGAGCGGTATCCGGCACACCTCTGCCCGGACTGAGTCCAGGTTCGGTATGGACGGGTCAATGCTCACGAGCTCGTCGGGGTCCATGTAGTCCCCGTTCACTGCGCGGTACGTGTTGTGGAATCGTCGGGCAAGCTCCATGTACGCCTGGGCTCGTCTGTTGAGGAGAGCCTCCCGGTTGGTCTTCTTCTTGGCCGGATCTCGAACGTCCACCGGGTCGTACTCCCGCATTGGTTCCTGGGGCGCTTCGCTCCCTTTAAACATGAACCAGTCCATCTGCTTACTAGTAAGCGCGTGATCGATCTGGCGCTTGAGCGTGACGCCCATGCCATCGGCGTCCCAGCCAAAATAGTCGGCTCCGGCGGCGATTGCCTTGTTGATCGCCCAATCACAACCGACGTTCACGTCCCCGGTTGCCATCTCACATATATCAGTGAACACGACGCCCGTCCGGCACGAGTAGCCCTTCGCGTCGTCGCCGGTATCTGAGGGGTCGTGAGTCGCCACCACCGCGCCTTCCGGCGCGAAGCCTAGCTTCTCGTGCGCCCCGACTGCGGCCTGGAACCACTCCACTGGGACAATCGAATGATCGACCTCGTCGTAGCACTCTCCCTCCCAGACGTGGCGGTACAGGGCTCCAGACTTGTGCTCCAGATCCCATTCGCGCTCTTGGACCAATCCATCCGACTCCTCGAACCAGGGGTTGTCGGTGTAGTTCGCCCAGATGATCAGGTGCATGTCGTCCTGGAATATCTTGTTGGTGCGGAGCTCCTTCTCGAACGGCGCAAAGAACCGCTGGCTGAATGGGTCTTTCATGCTTTGCGGGTTCGCGGAGCACCACAACTCGGCTCCGGGCATTCGTAGTGTCGGGGTCAGAGCCTTTAAGCTCTCCTCCGATATCGTCTGAGCCTCCTCGACCCAGAACCTTGAAAAGCCATCGAATGATTGGACTGCGCTCGGGTTCCTGGATAATCCTTTAAATTTGAAGGCGTCCTCACCCTTGTACAGTATTAAGCTCTTCTGGATCTCAAAGTCCTCGAGATCAAGGTCTTTTATGACTGAGCAAATCAGGGAGTAGCAGCTATCGTCTAGGGAGTTCTGGAACTCGCGGAAGCACGCGAACTTGTGACCCTGCATCGCCTCAACAACGGCGAACTGCGCCAGGGTCATTGACTTAGCGGAGCCTCGCCCGCCGAGCACGACTTTGAATCTTTTCTTTTCCTGGACGAATGGGAGCATCGCCTCGGGTATTCTTATGCGCGTCTCAGCCACTGGTTAGCGCCTATTGCTAGCTAGCAAAACGTACTTGTGCGCGTCACAAATAAACCCGATGACGTGCGCGAAGCAGCTCGAGTCGTAGAGGCTGATTGATTCGGTTTTACCCTCCAGGATTATCGCGTCCTCGTCCATCCTGACCGACTGCTGATTGTTAACGTCCGAGGTTGTCTCGCTCGCTATGAACAGCGAGTGCACGGTATTTTCGCGAGCCTCGCAGGACATCTGCGTGGTATAAGCGCCGATGACCCGGTCGGCTTCATCGCTGCCGGAGCAGAAGACATTGAACGCATCCTGCACCGATTGTGATAGCTCATCGGTTTCGTTGAGGTTGTACACGCCATTCACCCCCACAAACGCGCAGGGCGGGCTCACATAAAGTTGCAGGGCTCGGAGTCCAACCGCGGCACCACCGCCCATGCCAATCACTACCGGGACGGACGATCCGTGCTTTTCTGCCAGCGTGTTAATTCTGGTGCCTACACCCTGGACCGATCCTCCCCACGCGGGGGATGCCGGGGAGCCTCGATAGTAGTCCAGGGCGTAGACGTCAACGTCGTAAAATGCCCAGGCTTCCAAGGGTTTAATGTTGTCGGGCAAGACCTCATTCGAGGTAATATCGCCCAGGAGGATAACCAGCGGTCGTCTGGGGCTGGCAGAGTATTCCTGGTCAGCCACTGCCCGGCTCCACAATCTCGATGATCACCTTGTTCTCAGTGTCCACCTCCATCGGCCCGCCTTCCGGTCCACTCACCTCCTGCCGGTCGCTGTAGCCGTGCTTGGTGAGCATCAATTTGACCAGGGTTGGCTGGAATTCCCCCTGGAGCCCTTTGTTCCAGAGCTCTGACTCCTGAAGAGCTAAGAGCCTGTCCAAGATGTGTAAAAACTCCTCGTTTTCCTTCCAGTTATAAAGAGTTTTGCGGCTGACATTGAGGTGGGTCGCCAATCCAGCGATGTGTGGCGTTGCGTGCCCGAGTTCCTGCCAGCCTCCCTCCAGATAAGCATTGGCCTTTTCCACGGCTTCATCGTCTAGTTTGGTCGGACGCATAGGACGAGCAATTTACACTAATTTTTTATCATTCTACTCGCTTGAAGCCCTTATAAAATGGGCATTTGTACAGTATTAACTAGATGTTGTATAATTTAGATATACACTTTAGACATTAGGTTTCACATGGAACAGTTAATTGAAGACTGGGAATATCTGCTTAACGACGACAGCGAGATCGCTCTGCAAATCAAAGAGCTGGTCAGTGATGCGAGCTACCTCTATATGCATGACTTCTGGAAAGAAACTCCGACAGAAACTCTGGCGTCTGTGGATGGCGATTTTTTGGTAGAATTACAACCGCTGCTTGTTGAATACTCTACTGATTGAGGCTCTGGGGAGTCATTCCCTGGCTCAGCATGTCATAACGCGACTGCAACTCGCCGATCCAATCCTGAAGCACGTCCATTTGCATCAAAACAGATTGTTTTTGAAATGAGTCGATAAGCTCAATCTCGCCTTCTCCAGCATCAGTGTCGTAAAAAAGTACGCACCCCTCCTCCACGTTGTCTTCCATGCAAATCCCCTAGTCCGTTGGTGCAATTATTTTGCCGTCGAGCATCAAGTAAACTGTCTCTTCGCCCCACTGACTGAGGCATCGCAAATCTGCCGGACGCATCGCGACGGACATCCACATTTTGTCCCGCTTGGCCTCGCAGTCTCTATGCCCACTGACGCCTTCCCAGCTCGCCATAGGCCACCAGGCCGTGAGAGACACCAGGTAAAGCGTCGTTACAAAGCCTGGCACTTGTAATGCTCAATCGTGTTATCTCTCTGCCCCAAAAGGAATATCCCTCTCGCGACGAGGCGATCGTTCTTGTACTCAAGCTCCAGGTGGCCTTTCGCCTCGAGCCGTTTTAGCGCGTAGATGATGCTGGTCTTCTGGAGTCCCATCGACTCTGCCAGGTCAGTCACCGTTGGCGAGTAGCCGTTAGCTGAGACAAACTTTTTGACCTCACGCAGCACCCACGCTTGTTGTCCGCTGGGTTTTTTATTCATATTAAGGCGAGGACGCGGCGCTCAAGTCGCTGCGCCCGCTCCGGGGTCTGCCGTGCCCACCTCGAGTCGATCATCTGCTTTGCCATTTCCGCAAAGTCCTGCTCTGCGGCAGCGGCGTTCATGCCAACGAATTTTCTGAGCGTGCCCTCACCGAGCTGGAAACTCATATTGCAGAGAACGTGCTGGGCTTCCTGGGGCAGCTCGTCCCAGTTCGAGTAGATTTTCTCGCACGTCTCGATCGCAACGGCGACGTCAGTTTCAAACAGTTCGCGGATTCTCTCGTCCGAGATACACTGATCTTTTGGGACGTCGTCAGAGAACACGTCAAAAATCTGGAGCTCCGCTTCTGGGTCCGCATCACGTATGCGATGGCCCACTCCCACAGTTGGTTCCAGCTCCGAGCACAGGTAGACCCACTTTTGCACTCCTTCATCGTCCCTTATTTCGTTAAATAATTTGTCCATGTCGATCATCGGTATTTCCCTGTGATGTAGCCGATACAAAATCCAATTAACATCCCTAGTGCGAGTTCCATCAAATATCACCCCGATTTTTTGGATAATAAACTTCAACATAGCTTTGGCATTCGGGGCATGAAAAATTAGACACGATTAAATAATCAGATGTTTCGTCCTCCTCATCGTGGTCGCCCCCCCATATCAAGACGTTGTTACAGTGCCAGCAATTCATTTAGAGCTCCCGTTCTTTGAGACGATCGCCTGGGAGCCGAAAAACACGGAGATAATGCCCGCGACAGATACCATATAAATCGAGGCCATCGAGCCGAGGATCTCTGCTGCCTGATTGAGGCCAAAGAGGTCGGCTAAGATCACGCCCGACGGGTACAAAAGTAGTCCCAGAAGTGCGAACCAGCACATGGCCCGCTGGCTGTCAGCCCGTTCGTGCTGGAGCTGCTGCTCCTGGAGCTTCCCGTGCAGGGCGATCTCGTCGTCTGACACCTCGCCATCCCCATCTAGGTCGGCGTATTGCGTGCCTTCTTCCAACAGTTTTCTTTTAGCCATTTGATTTCAACGCATTGATGTAATTAATAATTGAGTGGTCACTAATCCAGTTCCCACGGCTTTCTCGATCACCGAGATGCAGCAACATCCCAGGTCTGGGCATAGGCCACGGTACTCCTGTCACAATATCGTTTTGAAATTTGTACATACTAATCGGGCAGTTGAGTGTCCGTAACTTGCCAACTCTCGGAGCGCCAAACGTAACAACCGAACTTATTTTTTTATCGTCTGGCGTCTCTCGTGCTATCAGCGCGGCAGTAATCAACGCACAGGCACCGCCCAGGCTATGACCTGTTAACGTTACAGACTCTAAATCGTTGTCAGCCAGATGGTCTAAAACGATATAACCAAGCCTTCTCGCAGCCTTCAAAAACCCTGCTGGGCAGAATCCTAATGCTGGACTCCACAACGGAAAGATTCTCAAATCCCTCAAAATATCTTGCGGTTGTCTTATGTCAGTGCCAGCCATTGCCAAAGTCTTTTTATCTTTAGAGGCAAGCACCTCAATACCGGCTGTGCGTGAGTCCCACGTCTTGTAAACTTTTGCGCTTAACAACGCGCAGTCCAGATGACTAGTCAATCTGCCGCTCCGCTGGATCAAGCTCACAATCAACATGATCGTTAATTCGTTGAAACGTGAAATCCCCATCCACAAAGGGTATTCCGCTTGGCAAAGTCACAATGTAACTTTTAGAGCCGCACGTTTTTAACGAACTGCACGCGGCTAACGTAAAAATTAATAAAATTCCGATCAAATATTTCATGCTGCCTCCAGCTCCTTCAGCGCATTCCGGTAATAAATAATCTGGTCAATCAAGGCCTGGCGGTTCCACTTCCATTTTTCCGTGGCCTTTCGCTTGATCGCCTCGACGGCCTCGTCCGAAATTTCGAGCCGGAGCCGACGCTCAAATTCCACTGGCCTCCCGCCATAAAATTCGTTGCACCTGCTGCACTGTGGTCGGCAGTTATCCTCCCAATATTTGACTGGGGCGTAGGTTCTCGGAATCCAGTGCCCGGCTTGTGTATCCCTGGACCCCTCTTCCAGGTGCTTGTCGCACGTGTAACATCGCAACGGATGAACCGCTTTGATGTACGCCGCGAAGATAGGCCACAACGTGTTGTGCAGTTGCGGGATCGTCTTGGCCTCGAGCCGCCGTGGTCCTTTCTTACCTCTCATGCCGCGTGATAGCTCTGGAACCGGGCGCGGAACTCGAAAAGGTTTTCGTGCTCTGGGTGAAGCTCGACAAACAATCGTGCGTAATGGCTTATCCAGCCATCATCAATTTTGAATTCTTCGTTTTCGTTCCTGGTCATCGCTACTTCCCATCTGATTCTGTGGAAAATAGCTTTCGCTGAATATTTCTTTCGGCGTCCCGTTATTTGAAGCGCGAACCTTTCAAACAGCCGGTACACTTCAGGGTTCTGCCGGTGATAGTCATCAAAGTTTTCTTTTGTCCATTTGCCGTTCATGCTCTCTCCCTCTCCTCTGCTAGTGTGTGATCTGTCAAATCCAGGCCCAAATCTGTCGCAGCCCAAGCCTCGACCCTGCCGAGAAGCTCGTGCATGGAAACCCAGCCCTCTCTCCTGTGAGTCGGCGACAATGAGCTGTCAACGTCTCGATATCGTTTCGATCGCATCGGGACGGCGTGGGTACCTAGTCCAGGGACCGTGATCTCTTTTGAATTTCCAAGTCCAATCAGAATCAAATCCTTGACGGTGTCCTCGTTTATCGGCGCGTTGTTTTTCGTGAGGTGCTCAGAAATCACGCGACACCATTTGTGGAAACAATCGTTCTGCTCGAGGCTTCGTTGACTCATTTCTTCACCCGAACTGTTGACATCATCTTCGATATTTCTCGCTCCGCGACCTCTGGCGTTTGCTGCACGATCTTGAGGTGCGGAATCATCTTGTGCTCGGGTTTCACAACCAGGGACGCTTTAAACTGCCCCAGCGTTGGCGGGTGATCTTTGAAGCGGTCGATCGATTGGACTGCGCCCTGCCTTATGACACTTGGGTCAAA